GCTTGATTAAAGTTAATATAGAATATTAAAGCGCTATGGCAGGACTTTATAGTAAAAATAATCTGGGCGAAGTTCAGTTAAATCTGAAGGACGCCCTTCAAAAACTATATGATACCGGGATCCAAGAGGACCTTAGATTATTTGCATTTGCAAACTCTATCTACTCAGAAGTTAGATCGGGTGTTACAAGAACTAATGCAGATACAGGCCAGGCTGAAGTAATACCAAATGAGATAAAGGGACTTATCAACGAGCCTTTTACAAATGAAAGTGGGCAGGTTATTCAAAGGACCAAATTTGTCACTAATAAATTTGCTTTCTCATCTAATAATCTCGTTTATTTTCAAAAGATAGGGGTTTCAGGATTTGACCAAAGAGACCAGTACGTAGATACTGATATCACTGCAAACGCTCTTGATGGAAGTGCGTCAGGAACGATTAGAATACCCGGTTTCTCCGTTTTAAATACTCAGAGAATCCTAGGTGATGACAGTGCTGTATACTATGTATTAGATAATACCACCGCCGCTGGTGGAGATTTTAGAATATCTCTTACTTCAGGTGGCACCGCATTAACAGCTAGTACCGGGTTAACAGCCGCAAGAGATAATATCACCGCAGCAGGCGGAGCTGCTATACGCGACCCCAATCCCCTAGGAGCTCCTGTAGTTGTATCAGAGAACGGCTCTATTGTATCTGTTCAAGTAGTAGGATCTGGTAGCGGATACGAAATAGAAAGAACAGATCGTCCCGGCACATTTGTAACCGGAAAAACTTATACTATTACAGAGGTAGGTAATTTTGCTTGGAGCACCATAACTAGTGACGCAGGTTTCCCGGCACCCGATGCCGATGGCAACGAGACAGTAACTGCTGGATATCAGTTTACTTCTAGCTTTACTAACGCGGCTCTTAATGATGCCACAAAATCTGGAGCAGCAATTAGAACTCTAGACACATCTACTGCTCAAACTGTGGACGTGAAAGTAGTTGGCGAAAGATCCGGCTCTTCTAACGCTATTGTAAGATTAAAAATAGTTAATGGCAGCATTTCTAGAACAGACCTTATTGAGGTAGTTAATGGCGGATCTGGATACTTTGCGGATGAACCTTTAAAACCAATTAGGCAATGTAGGCTTAACAGATTTGGACAGCAGGAAACACCGGCTCTACAAAAATGCAACAATTATTCAGCGTTTCAAGATAGGCTAATCCACCGCTCCTTTAAATACACTATACCCACAGGAACCGATGAGATTGACTATAGCACAGCGGTATTAGGATACGAGGGTTCTCTTCAATCTGGTCAATATTTTTACGAGACAAGAGATGCTGCTGAAGATGGATTCTTCTTATATGACCCTCTAACTCAAAAAGATTTATACCTTGGCCAAGTTTATAATCAAGAAGTTGAGATAAACACTGGGGTTTCTACTCCTTCTCTTCTTATGAGAAGGTTTGATACAATTACAAGCTTGAACCTATTAAATATTGCTTCGCTAGATTCAACGTCTAGGATTTCTGATTATCTAGATAATACGTTTTCAGTTTCCACTGGACTTGGAGATCAGTTGAGATCGCTAACAGATAGGGTGGAAAGCATTAGACAATCCTTTAAAACCCTACTTCAAAATAATAAGCGCCAGAGAGTTGTAACAGACGAGTTAAATACTATAGGAACGGACTTTAATATCTTTGAGGGCAAGAACTTTGATAGTACATTCAGGCTTATCTTTAGAGACCCAGATGGCGTTATTGATAGATCAGATGTAACTTTTACTTTATTAAATGCTCTTGAGAGCCAAGACGGAGTTGAAGTTACAGCCGGAAACATAACGTATCATGCTCCAGGAATGTGGTTGAAGACTGGATCCGATGCAGACGGTAATGCCCTATATAAGCGTGCTTTCAGCACAGACGCTAAACCTTACGCAAGTACAAAGGGAAGGGTGGTATTAAGCCCCATTCTTAATAAGCTAGCTACAGGAGATTACAACGTTGGTACATTTTCTTCAGTAGCAGAATCCGGCGAAAATAAGTACTCGATTTCTACAGCTTATTTAAGAAGCGGCGGAGAATTTGTCCAAGGGTTTGTTTCTAATATCGGAACAGTAGTCCAAAACCTTTCGGCCTCTCCAAGAAACGGAGGCTTTGTATACCACAGAACTTTAACTTCTCAGGTAATAGGCGCTGTAACAGGATACCCTTTATTCGATTACTATGACTCTGCCTCAAACCTAAGAACTCCTTACATCTTGGTAGATGAAGGAGCTTTGGTTAATAACTAGACAGGCATTCCAGGTTTGAGATTAGACGCCGCATTAGAGGTGTCTTCTCTTCCATTTACAAATAGATAGTATACGTCCTTAACTCTCTCGTTGTTTCCAATATGGTAGTAGATATCTTCGTCTAACGCAGTTTGAGGGCTCGCTACATTGTAAATAGGTAGCTCAATTTTTAGTCTATGAGAGTAGTCACTATCTGTTAGAGTAGGAGGCGTGCTAAGACTCTCGATAATATTTGCTGGGCTTTCGATAGTAACATCAGGATAGGAGAACTCTAACTTCTCTGTAATATTTAACGCCATATTCACGCCTTGGAAGTTAGGACCAGAAAGCCCAGTCTCTGTGTGGTTGCCCCAAATTACATCATAGTTACCTGCGGGTTTTGCTGATCCACCAGTAGCATATAGAGTGGCATCAGTAATTACAGTATCCTTTAGAGAAGGAGAAGAAGTATTGTATGGAGGATAGCAAATATCTTGCGTATAAAGTGGGCTATCAAATCCAAAAGGTGTAACTCTTTCAGAGGGCACCTTAGGAACTTCGCTAGTGTCAGAATTAAAACCAGATGGGTTTTGCTGACTTGTAGGCTGATCGTATGTTAATTTTAAGACATCAGAGAAACTAACTGATTCTCCAGTATCAACACTTCTGAACTGGAAGGCTATATCTGATTCTTTATAATAAGTAATTGTCTCTCCGTCAATAGCATCAGACCCAGAAAGTGCCGGTGCAAAGGTCGTTGTAAATGCAAGAAGAAACACCTTATTGCCGTTTAATGTTGTTTTTGCTGCGTCGGTATAGTGAGATTGATCTATTGTGTCTGTAATAATTCTATTAGTAGCAGCACCAGAAGCGTCTTTATCATAAATAACTTTTTCAGCACTTAAAACTAGAGGAGCAGCAAACTGACCTCCGCTCTGGGTTTTTACTGCGGTAATAATAATTGGCTGAGCCCATACTGCGTCATTACCTCCACCAAAGGGTGGGAGGCCGTGGGTTGTTGGATTATCTTGTGTAATTGTAGGAGCAGTAGAGGCTCCTAGTGCATCATGCTTATAGAATTTATCAGATGCGCAAGTATCAGCAGTAGACGGTCCGTCATAGTGAAGAACAATGGTTTGAGCCCCAGCATTAACAGCGGTAAGATTATTTGTACCCCCTCCTAGATCATTAGCAACTAGAGCAGAATCTTTTCCAGTGAGCCCAGTCCAATCAGAGTTTGCTTTATTGATCGGAATGCCGGTAAACTTAATCTTACCACCCTCTCCTAAATAGTTCGAGGTTAGCCTCATTCCTACATAGTTAGATCCTTGTACGTCAGAGCCATATTTGGCTTCTCCTAAGATCATATTTTTTCTCGTAGAGAATACTCTACTAGAAGCAGCGCCATCTCCATAGAGACCAATGTATTGGTTACTAGGACCTTCAGCAGACTTTAATGTGCTTGCAAAATAGTTACTTCTAAACCCGTCTAGCGGATCGTTTGATTTAGAGATTGCAGTGCTATAGATATACCTATTACCGTCGCTAACTTTCCACCATTCTGGTCTTTGGTCAAGGGTTAACTTATTTGACAGAGGCTCGACCCAATTAGGTACGGCATTGGTGTAAGTTGGACCGCCGAGGAGATCGGAGTAACCCTGGTACTCTTCTTGCTTAGGTCCGATAATTTTTGTGCTCCACAGAGTCGTAAAGGAATAATCTGACTTATCAGGTAATACTTGTAGGGTGTATGTTCCTTCTGTAAGGGTTACTGCTTGGGGAGGATCTTGCTGATCTACAGCAGCTGTGATGTCTATATCTGTGGCGTTAGTTCCTGTAAGAGTAAGAGTTACATTGGCTATAGAGTTAGTTACGGTTTCTGTTACAGTTTGAGGATCACCGTTTTCGTCTACAAACTCTTTTGTTACTTGCTCTTCTTTTGCAATAAGCTTATATACTACGTTGGCATTAGAGTCGCCCATAATAGCGGCCATGAAGGGCCGATCAGCGGCTACTACAGTGACATCGGTTAGGTTTGCGGCAATAGTAATAGTTACTTCACCAGAATAGAAAGAATCAGGAGTTGCTGCATTAGTTGTCGAAGTGCCATACTTCAAGAACATATTTGGCTCTAGAGGGATCTCAAAAGTCTCTTGATCAGCATCAGAAAGATCTGGGCCTCCATTCCACATCCTAATAGATATAGGAACGTATCTAATTTGTGTAGAAGCGTCTAGAGCGGTATCATATCTAAACGTTCTATTGGTTGTATCTGCCTCAATGCCATTAAGAATAAAACTAGATTGAGAAATAAATCTGTCTTCTTCGTTTGCGTAATTAACAGCACCTGTTGCTGTCAGATTTGTCGGAGTTTTAACAGTACTGTATGTGGTATCAATTACGTTTTCCCAGTTTCCAGCCGTGATCGCGGGAGGTGTGGCAGTGAAGTCAACTCCGCCGTCGTAGATATCAATCTTAAGAGCTGTATTTGTCTCTACTTCAAACACATACTTAGTGGCAGTAGCTGACTTGTCCAGACGAAGATATCCGTCCCATCTTACGCCGTAGTTATATGTATTATCGCTTAATACTCTAGGAGGCTTATCAAATTTAATATTAGAGTCTTTAGTGATGTTATTACCATCATATGCTCCTCTAAGCTCTTCAGAAATTCTATCTCTTACATAGGATCCCGAGTTATAATACTCTGGCTCAGAGTAGAGCCTGAATTTACCCCTTTCAAAATAAATAACAGCGTCGGTAGTAGCAGGGTTAAAATCATCTGGACTTCCTGCTTGTGGATTAGCCGATCCAACATCAGCACCAGGAGAGGCGGTGAACCAAGTTGGTTGGGTTAATGCAGAAAAATCTTGGGTTAGATTAAATGTAACTGTGTTAAAGGTAGCAGAACCAAGAATGTCTCTTAATTGTTTTAGCCTTGATAGAGAAGCAGCATCTCCGATTGTGTACGTTGGAGTAGCTACTGTTGGGTCATACTCTAAATAGATACCAGTACCTACTAGGCTAATTTCTTCTGTAGAACCGGATCTAGTATAAGACGAAAGCATAAAAGCGCGCTTATACCCGGCGTATTGTCCCGTACCGCCAGTTATTGTGGCAGTAAAAGAACCCAGGGCAAGACCGGTGTTGGCATCAAATCCGTCATTAAATCTAAAAGTACCTACGTCCCTGTTTCTGCCAGACTTTGTCTTATAAAAAATAGCAGTAGGGCCTTTATGGATGTTATTTAGAGATCCTTTTCCTGTAAAAGAGTCAATTAGATTTGTTCTATCTTGTAATCTAATACGAGGATTAGTTGCAACAGTAGCACCGGCTATACCACCTGCAAGACTAATATCTTTTAGTGGAGTTAGAAAGCTCTTTGTAATCTCGTTTTCTACAAAATCTCTGGTGATTTCAAAATCTTCTGGCTTGTAAGTTCCATACAGAGCAATTTCACCAGCATCGTCAATACGAGTGATATACTCAAGGACATTGGTTAGTGCCTCGCCTGGATCATCAAGATCTCCTAAAGCATTTTTTCTTAGGAGACCAATGTACTCAACGTCGTTAAGCTTCCTACCCGCCCTTCTGAGCAGGTAAGACTGTAGCGTTGCATAGTTATTTACAATATTCTCTTTCTGAGAAACTGTTTTGTCTATTCTGACTGCCATAATCGGGGCACTATATACGATCTATAATGTACTTTAAACTCTATGCTGCGTATAGATCCGCGTACTCTCTGATCACAGAACGCACAAAGCCAGATCTTACAATCTCATTAAAAGAAAACTCAACATGACCCACCTCATTCATTTTACTGAGTCTCTTGGCCGCGTCTGAAAGTCCATCTTTACCAAACTTACCATCAAGGTCACGTTGTACTACGTCTCCAAGCAAGGCAACTTTAGAATCGTTGCCAAGTCGTGTAAGTACTGTAAGAACAGAGTGAGGAATCGCATTTTGCATTTCGTCTGCAATCACAAAACATTTGGCTAAACTTCTACCTCTGAGGTGCTCAAGAGGAACAAACTCAATTACTTTCTTTTCAATGAGATAATCTGCTTTGCCTTTTGGCATAAATACAGATAGAGCATCTTTAAGAGGGGCGATATGCGGGGCGGTCTTCTCATCTACTTCGCCTGGCAAGAACCCCAGTCCTTGCTCACCTACTACATCAACAATAGGTTTTACATAATAAATTTTTTCAATCTCTCTTTTTTGAAGTGCTTGGCAAGCAGCATATGTAGAGAGAAGCGTTTTTGCTGTGCCTGGAGGTCCTGTAAGAATCGTGAGGGTTTTGGTTTTTAAATAGTTTAACGCATCTACTTGAGATGGGTTACGGGGCATGATAATCTTTATTTGATCTTGTTCTCGATTCTGTGGCATATAGGGTTGTTCGGTACGGATTTTTTGTCTACGAGTGTTTTTTACTTTACGTGCCATAGGGTCTCCATATAACAAAAATCCCCAAGCACATTTCTGCGCTCAGGGGTCTTTGCTCAAACTAATAATAAAGTGTTGGAACATCAAGATATGAATTAACTTATGTTCATATAACTTTAAACCTGTTACGACCAGGTTGCAATTGCAGCTCGCTTCCAGGTATTGTTCGCTACACAAATATACACATAATTTGTATCCCAAGCAACGTCTCCGGCTACTCCAGATGCCGTGGCCGAAGCAGGAGGTTGGGAGGGTAAGTTTATCTTACCAGCAACTGTGAGATCTCCAGCTTTTGAAAGAGATAACTTAGAAGATCCACCAACCGTTACGCTTAAAGGCTTTGATCCTGCACCAGATGCGGTATCAGTAACTGTGAGTTTTAGACCATATTGATCTGTGGTGTTATCGTTCCAGGTAGTTGCAACCTCTAAAGGAGCGGTTGGAGCAGAAAGACCGATACCTACATTACCGGCAGAGTAATAAGCATTAGATCCAGACTTAGCCCATACACCCGCTAGCTTCTTAGCGGTGTCGTCTGAATGATCTACATAGTAAACCTCTTGAAGGTTCTCATTAAGGAACAACTCGCCGGGCTTTGCAAACGAGTTATCGTTGGTGTATTGTGTTTGAATATACGCTAGGTTCTTAGCAGAATCGGAAGAGTATCTAATTCCCCACCTATGATTCGGAGTTGTCATGTGACTATAACAAAATATCTAACTTAACTTTAAACCCTGGCTTTCTATGATATAATTATACATATACTTCTATGTCTATGAAGCCAAAAATCTTTGCTGTACTCGGAGCCGATCGAGTCGGAAAGAGTACTTTTATTGAGTCGTCTTATTGCACCATCGGCGCCTTTAACAAGAATGTATCTAAGCTACATTTTTCTGGACCCAAGCCAGAGCATAACACCCCCATCGATCAATACATTTTTCCTCTTAACGAGCTAATCAAAGAGAAAAACCCAGAGTTTATCCTTTGCGACCGAGGATTCTCGGAGGTTTGTTTTTATGAAAAGTTTCGTAGGAACATTGTGATTTCTCCAGAGTGGGCTGTAGCTGCTGAGTCTTATTTCAAAGCAATTAGCGAACAAATCAATGTTCTCATGATCCAAAGGGACTGGGACTGGAGTCATCCTAAGCACATTATAGAGATCGACGAGCTCTATCCAGATGCTTCTAATTATTTTAAAAGGAATCAATTGCTCGTAAGAGAGAAAGAACACTTTGAATATTATAATTATATGCTTAACTATTTAGAGCATACTTCTACCCTCCCCTACCAAGTAATCCAACCAAGTATCAACGAATCGGTCCTGGACTACATTCTGGTTTAAAGATAATCAGATTTGTTATAAAACAATACTATGGCTAATATTCTAAACGAGGGTTTATCTCGTACCCTCGGTATTGAATTTGAATTTAAATTAAGGCTTCAAACTCTACTTGCTGAGTTTAAGAATGATCCTCTAGTTCGATACGCAAACGGTGTCTCTGGCACCGAAACATCTCAGTACGCCGCAGCCGGCACTGCATTAACTAAGTTTATCAAGTGCGGGCCCTCTATGGGTTTTGAGGCTAAGCGCAATGCTTATGCAGTTCTTGAGCAAGTTGTAGCGGCTCTAAAAGCTGCTTCCCAAGTCCCTGCAGCTGACGACACAGCACTTACAAATGAGTTAGTTAACGTTACTCGTTACGTAGGTCTCGAAGGCGAAGAAGACTTCCATTTCATGGTAGCAACATTCAACCTCTGTGAGCTTATCTCTGGAGTAGTTGGTGAAGTTGAGACTGAGGTTGTTGAGGAGACTGCCACTAAGGGCGGAATCGTTACAATCACTCTTCTCGATGGAGGTTCTGGATACACCATGGACGGCACCGACGACGACGAAGCAGCTTACAAAGTTCTTCTTGTTGGAACTGAAGACACCGGCAACGGAACAGGTGGTAAGGCCACTGTGGTTCTTGCCAACGGCGTTATCACAGGAATTACTTCTGTTGATACTGCAGGATCTAACTACTCTGTTGGTGACATCCTTGTTCTTGGTGTTGACACCGGTGCATCTGGTCAAGGATCTGGTACACTCGGTACTGAGGCACTTGTCGAAGTTACAGCGATTTCCTGATAGAAAACTAAATAATCCCTTTAGCCCTCAGGAGGAGATCCCTTCTGGGGGTTTAAAGTATCTATAGCATACGGTTTTACCTTGAGTAATTTATATAGATGCCACGTAAGAGTGGCGTACAAACCACTTAAGTCTAAATACGCAATCGTTTTTGAAGAGAGACAGATACAATCTCTTAACGTAACTCTTGCTGTAAATTACGCAAATGGTATTACTAACACAAGAGGTAACATTACCAATGGTGGTGTTTTTGAACAAGAAGGTAATACTTGTAGGGTAACTATTAACGATCCGTATCTAGATGGTGTTGCTTGGCAAAGCCTAAATGATATAAATGATCTATCTGGGCTGGGAAGCAAAGCAAACCTAGATGGGTTGGCTGGTTACTTAAAAAGAAAATGTGGTGTAGGCGAGGATCCAGCTAAAACCGGTTGTTTTCCTTACTCGCTTATAGACTCTGGAGAAGTAGTTGAGAGACCGTTTCCTGTGCTCATAGCAACTATGTGGTACACCATAGGCGGTGGAGAAAATCAAATAGTGGAGAGCACGTATTATTTTGATATTGTTAACACAGCAATTTCTCATGGTACTTCTGGAGAACCTCAGGTAACCCTATCTGGAAAAAACCCCTTTGATATAAGATTCCAACAAAACCTTCAGCCTACATTTTTTGATCAAGGAAA